ACTTGTTGAGCCCGCAATGGAATCCGCTCAGAGATTGCCTGCTCAATAAGTCCATGCAAGGCATTCGGGCCAGGCTCGAGCCTAGGCCCAGGCCCAGGCCCTGGCCCGGCCCAAATGCCATGGACCGCATAGTATTTTCAGCAGTCCAGGCTCTGAACTAATTCTGTTCAGAGCTGGAATGGTGTTTTGGGGTGGCAGAATCATGGCATGGGCACCATCAATGGTCAAGATATCCCCAATAACGTAACCACTTCCTTGTGTTGAAATCGTGACTCCAGTCACGGCTCCGGCCGTAGTAATAACCGAGGCCTTTGCTCCGGTTCCGGTTCCTCCGGTCAGGTTGTAAACCCCATCAACATACGTTGCTCCAGCCGTTTCAATACTCACATCAATAGCCTGACCTATTGGCAAACTTTGATTGAGATAAATGTAAGACTGTATCGCTCTATATGTTTTGATTGCCTCGTTGTATCGTGAATACATCATCGAATGTGGCGAATCTACAACCACCGAATTTTCGGCCCTTTGCTTTACGTTTCCGTAGGGAGTCATTTGATTCATTAAGTCCTTGGCATATTCAAAATAAATAAACCCTTTTAACATTTCCAGCATTCCTTCCGATTCTAATATGGCCCCATTTACCAATCCACCAAAAGAGCTGGAGTAAATGAATGGGCCAGTACTTAGGTCCTCAATGAAAGGATTAAAAATCTTTTCAAAATTTGGACTTCTCGGCACGTTAATAGCCAGATCCGAGATAAAAGCATTGTACAACTTGGCCCCTAAAAGGTGGACCAAATAACGCTCCTCATATTTTAAAATATAAGAGGTCAGTTTTGCCGTGTCATACATTCCAGTACTTAGGGCATACTTGTCAACAAAATCACTCGGTGTTAAAAACATATTTTTATTTTTTTACTTTGCCTAGGCCTTTTCTGATAAAGCCTTTTATAACGGCTCCGGTCAGTTTCCATAATGCACCCTTTGGGAGTCTCCTATTGGTTCCATTTGACTCAAACGTATAAAGAGTTTTATCGTCCAGCTCCACTTCAAGAGTTACCTTTCCGTCCTTCTTTGTGTACTTTCCATCTATATGTTTACCATCCCACTCAACTTCAAGGTTGCCCTCTTTGTCTCGGTCGATATCAATATCAACTCTTTTGGTGTCGATGGTGATGTCCAGCTCTTTTTTTGGTTTTGACTTTCGTGCTTCTTTTCGCTCGGCTCTTTTGTCCTGACGTTCGTCTTTACGTTCTTCACGTTTGGCTTTGTTACTCAATTTTTTCTTTTCCATTGGGTGCTTATTTTTTTATGTTATTAAGGCTTTAAAATCGCAGCCACATCAGTTGAAATAGTACCAACAACAAAAGCCTTTTTTTGATTTCCTTTAACATAAGAAACCAAACGAGCCTCGGCAATAATTGTCACCATGTTTTTAGTGAAATCATCTTGGTCCAAACCTACGGTCATGGCAATGTCATTTCTGAATCTTACATTTAATTTAGATAAGTCTCCCACTACATACTTGTCTTGTGCAATGTACGTTGAAGATATCACTCTCATTCCAGCGATTCTCATCTCACCAAGACCGTCCTGAGTAGGCAAGTACATTGGATACGTGTAAGTTGCATCAGTTCCCTTAGTGATTTGCAATTCTGCAATATCCTGAGGGTTCATTATTACGTGCGTAGGTGTGAAATTTTCTGCCTCTATTTGAGCCATTACGATTCTTAATAAATCAGTAATGTTTGCATTAGGTACACTCAAAGCAAATGGTCCAGCTCCAAATGCTGGTAAACCCATGTTCGCATCTAAAAGACCAACAATCTCAGAACCACCGGCCCCAGTCAACAAGGATTGTTCAATGTCTTCTTTTACTGACATCATTAAATCATTATCAATCTCTGCACGAATGAAAGACAAGTCCTCAAGCATCTCTTTGGAAACCTTAACATAAGTAGCGATTTTTTTCACCTCTTCTGAGATTTCTTTCCATGATGGATTTCCTTGTGCCTTCGCTCCACCTTCATTTGTCCATGGCTCCTCTGCACCGCCAGCGGTGTTAACTTGAGTTACATAAGTAACAAATTTACCACTTGTTTGACCAGTGTTTGAATTCTCAAGAATTCCGTATCTCTTACGGACTACTCTATCCACTTCTGAATCAAAGTCCGTCAAAGCATAAGTACCACCATAATCGGCAGTTGTAGTCTTAATACTAAGATTCAATTTTCCACCTTTTTCAACTGTATCTTTGATACGGTCAATGTTGTCCTCATAAGTCTTAAACATAGCCTCTGACAATGATAAAGATTTTGATGGCACTACGGTCGCCTTTTCTGAAAACGCTTCTAAACGTCCTTCAAATCTTGCGATTGCTTTCTCGATGTCTGCATTTTTTTCCTCAAGTCCTTTAAGACTTTCAATTTGAGATTTAATCTCATTTGTTGCTCCTTCCAGCTCTTCTTTTGTCGAGAAGGTAGCACTCTTTTCGTTGAACATTTCGCCAATCTTTTCAATGGCTTGTTCAGTAGATAGATTTGTGTTTTCCACTTTGTTTTTTTTAAAAATTTATACTCATTTAATTCATCCAGATCTAACTCTTTTTTGTCAAACCTTGGACTATATCATCCCACTTCACTCCCTGATATATTGTTGGCTCGACTTCAATCGAATGGACTTTTTTATCCGGTTCGGTTGCCGTCAGTAACATCAATCTTGATGTCAAGTTTTTGATTTTCATTTCCAATTGATACTGTCTTTCTTCAGTACCTTTTCCGTTGCTTAGTGACTTAATACATGCGTTGAGCTGGTCGCTCATTTTATGTACTTGGGCCTCTTTATCTTCTTGGGATTTTACGGCTATGACATTAGTCTCTTCATTGCTCCCAAAGGTTACGGCAGAACCTTCATACAATTTCAACTCATTGATTTCATAAAACCCTTTTGATGGCAGACTTAGGTCCTCAACAAAACGACTTTTATCGGCTATGTATTGAAAGCCAATTGAATGCTCTAAGATTATACCCTCAGAGTAATCTCTATAAGCATCCTCACCTTGTGTGGACGTTCCTAAACGGCCCACGGCAAACAGTCCAAAGTCATCCTCTTCAAGAGTGATAAACTTACCTATTTGTTTTTGCCAATCGTGATGTCTCAGGAAAGCAATTTTTCGGTTTGAGCTGGACATTGGACCACGCTCTCCAATTGATTTCTTAAATGCTCCTTTTTTAATGATATCCATATCGCTATCCATGTTATCAAACTTTGACAAATAGACGGCCACCTCTCGCTTGGAATCATCCAGGTCTTTGATTTCAAAGCCGGATTTTGTATTATATAAACTATTTCTTTTCATCTTAATCGAGTTTGTTCAGGTCAGTTAATATTCTAATTTCATCCTCACCCAGCTCCACACCCATGGCCACAATTTTCTCAAGTGTCTCGGCTTTAATTTTCATGGTCTCGGCCTTGGCCATTTCGTCAACTTGAAGAGCTGGCAAATGACTAAAGTCGGCTTTTAAATAATACCCTTCGGTATCCAAGCCCCATTGTCTTATCATGGAATTATACATTTCTTGAGTCTCAGGGATTATTGTATCCGTGTAGACCATGCGAATAGAATCTTTAACATTGCTAAACGTGGCCCCTCGCTCACTTGAAAATAAATTTGATGACAGTCCATAAGTATCAATAATGGCCAGCTTATCGGCATTCAACTCCTCGAATAATAGTAGGTCCTTAGTGGGGAAACTCATTGGCTTCCAATCCACTTGGCTCTCGGTTATCATTAATTCATCTTTAGAACGGTTGTACCAATCTTTTTGAATTTGTGATTTTTCTTCAGGAGTCATTGGGATGGCCCCACCCATGTCATTGTTTTGGGTCGATAGTATTCCAATCGAACCGATGTTTTCAAGCAATACATTACGCTTCTTATAGGATGCTTTGATGTTACTCAAAGGGTACTTTAAAGAGTCTATTCTCGAAATGGGTTTTACGATATTCATACCATCGTCCGTGGTCAGATAAATCATATCCATCCAGTCAATTGATTCCTTAGAATCATCATCATATTGAAATATAAATTTATTGACTAAATCATCTGAATCCATTTGTTTTAACTTCCGGCCTGATAGGTGAATCTCTACTTTATTAGCTGGCAAAGGAACCATCAGGTTTCTAATATCAAAGGACCGTTGAGGACAGTAAGCAAACGAATTTGAATAAAGTGCATCTTGAACGCTCAATGAATAAACAACATCGCTCCAGCTCTGCATTGCATTAGGGTTTTTTATGAGGTCATTAAGCCAATGATTCTCAATCTTTTCACCTTGTGCATTATAAAGGCAAGGAATATTTGAGGACATCATTGAGGCCCTTTTGTTTATCACGGCCCTGAGTTCAGGGATTTCAATAAACAAACGCCATGCGTTGTTGGTATCCACCCAAACAGCCTCCTTTTTTCCCCAGATCTGAGCCGTAGCTGGTAACCTTCCGGTTACTTGGTCAATAAAACGTCCTAATGGGTTGCTCTGATTATTAGAGCCACCGAGTAAATTGTTTAGAAAATTATAATTCATGTTACTTATGCATGTTACAAAGTTAGCGATTAATTTCTTGTCATCGTAATTGATTAGATTTTAATCATGTTTTTAATTGCCTGAACATCGATTGAGCAAAGATTGAAAGTCCAGCTAAACAGTCAGGGGCATCATCATTTTTATTCTTACCCTCCTTGGAATAGGTCATGACATTCTCAACAAAAAGATTGCAGTCTCTTGAATCACGTTTGACAAACTTTACCATGGATTGAATCCAAGCCGATTGCATTATTATCCGAGTTTGTTTGTTGGTTGTATTGTTAACCTGAAGGACCTTGGTCTTAGTCAATCTTTGTAAATGTCTTGAGAACATTGCTCCCATAGAATTCGATTCAACTCTCACATAAGAGACTCCCCACGCTTCCAGCTTAGAGGCACAAAGTGGCAGAGTTATATCAGTATTCTCTTTGTTGAATATGTAATCCACAAGATAAAACTGAGAGCCTTTCAATCCAAGTATTGCCATGGCCGTAAAGTCTGCCCCTTGGTCGGCAACATCACAGTATGCAATACATCCATCTAATGAGCTGGCTATTGGTTCAAATTCTTGTTCTGAGATGGTCACAACGTTAG